TGTTCATCATAATGTTACGGAAAAGAGGCTCAACTACTAGTTGACGACGTACATCCATCCAGAAGCTGGTAGAGAATTCAGTTTCCCAGTCAGCGTTATTGATAGTGTGGGCACCAGGAATGTGAACAGCGGCGTTAGCGGCGTTGAAGCCAGCAGCCTTTTCTTTCATTTCCTTACCGAATTTAGTATCTTCGATGTTCTTTTTACCAAGAACAGCAGCAAGAAGAACTGCATTTTCACGGTCAGCTTGAGATACTGGACCTTCGTTACCCTTAGTGGTACCGTAAGCCATCTTGGAAGTAGTCATTGCTTGAAGTTCAGCAGCCTTAGCTTCGATTTCAGTCTTATACTGAGCAATAGTTGCTTCAAGGGTAGAGTTCTTGTCATCAAGGCTCTTCTGAAGATCAGCAACTAGCTTTTCAGTATTGGAAGTTACGATCGCAGTAACAGACTTAGTAAGTTCAGCAGCTTGTGCGGCAGCAGCGGCATCAGCTTGAGCCTTAGCAGCTAGTTCAGCATCACGAGCCTTAAGGGCGTCAGATACAGACTTAGCAATAAGTTGTTCATTGGTCATAGTTGTATTTTCTGGTTGAGGCATTATATTCTCCTGTCTCTTAGTTTGTAGTAGGTCATTGCTATGACCAGCATCTTTAAGTTGTTTTACGATACTAAACAAAGCATCCTGGTTATCTGGAACACTAACTACAGACAGCTCGTACATTTCGATCTTGGTTAAGATGAAGGCTTCACGCACCTCGTCCCATTCTAAATCTCTCAATCTAAATCCGATTGAGAAGGTTTTCAGCACTCCGGCAAGAACCATTGCATAGACTTCTTCACAAGCAGCTTTATAAATTCTAGCTGTTACATAAAGTCCTGATTCTCTAGCTTCTATACTAAGTGTCTTTCCAATTGGCTCCTCATGGTCATGATAAGCTAAGACGATTGGATTTTTAAGGTAGTCCTTTAAAGCATTAGGGTCTGACCAAGTAGACATAGGGATAATATCGCCTTGTCTATCTTCGCCAGTAGTTGAGGCATAACCACTAATATCAACGTATTCGTTAATATCTGTAGAGCCTTCAACCATAATAGGTGCAGCTTTCTCGAAGTGTGCAGAGAGCTCGAAAGTTTTATTTAGTAGCTGCTCTTTCACCTGAATTTGGTTTTTATTAGGCATTTGGTGGTCTTCCTCCTGTATTAGGGTCTTGATTACTGCCTGCCACATTAGCAGGTAAAATTAACTTATCAGCAATTTCATCTGTAGAAGCAGCATATCTAATCTCTTCTCTAGCTTCGTTTCTTGTAAGAATACCAGCATTAACAAGGGAAGTGAGATAAGCTCCTCTTTCTCGTAAGTCGGGAAGTAAAGCAGGTACTTCGCCTACAGCGGCTTTAAGATCGTAACCGAAGTAACGTTCAAAGGCTGATAGAATCTTATTCATGATAGGCATAACGGTAGTCATGTAGAACATCTTGAGATTAGGCTGTATATTTGCGTTATTTCCAGAATCAATAAGAATAGGGGGTACACCAAGTGCTTCTAGTACTTTATACTCTCTAGTCTTATAAGCAGCATCAAAATCTAGTTCTTTATATGTTTGCTGATTGAGATTCTTAATATCCATATCTCCATCAAGGATGATAGGAGATTTAGCTCCATTAGCTGGGCTGTAGTTTCTCTGCAAATTATTCTTAATGCGTTCTTTAGTCTTATCGCCAAGAACATTTTTACTTACAATGACTACACCAAGAACGGTTCCATTCTTAAAGTAATTAGTCTGGTAAGTATTCATCTGGTCCATAATGCCCATAGACTGCAAAGCAGAAGATAGCCTACTAGTACCCACATAAGGATTACTGGCCGCATTTTCCTTTATCCTGATGATCTCTTCTGGAAGATACTCTATTCTACGGCCATTTGGCTTATATATGTATTTCTCAATTAATCTATTAGTTCCCGCAACGATCTCTACTTCGTTAGGAGGTAGTCTATAAAGGTGCCTACCATCGAAGTACATTAAGATCGTGCCAGTAAGTAGAAAATCCGTTACGATAAGGGAGAAGAACTCGACCTTATCTTGATCTGGATTAGGTGCGACGTTCAATAGATTAAAGAATGTAGTTGCCTGAAGTGATCTAGTATCATGAATAGGGATATAGCCTTTACGTTTATCACCAACATCAATAGGAATTGATGCAAGAGAATCAGTAATAAGGTTGACACCTCGATTAACTACTTCAAAAAGCCCGTAAGCATTATAAGCGTTAATTACATGATTATGCTGCACTTCGTGCGAGTTGTTATATTCTCCGTCAGAGGAAGGCGGCATAGCCTTCCTATTGAAAATCTTAAGTGCCTGTACTGCTTTCTGACTCCAATCCATTTTTTCCTCTCTGAATGTTAACCCAACGTTTTTGCTTTTCTGCAGTTGCTAGGGATGGGTCTTTTCCATAAATGGAGTGGAGCTTTAAATGATGTGCCTTACATAAGCAGACTAGCTCTTGATCGGAAACTAACTTATCCCAGTATTGCTCATAGAAGTCTTTACGTACTTCCATGATATGCTCAGGGTCTTTAATTACAATCTTGTTATCCTTCTTGAACTTGTTCCACATCAAAGTCATAGTATGATAGTGGTGATTTTCTAATTCCTCAGTAACTCCGCAGATTCTGCAGGCTACTTTAATGGGGTAGTTAGATTTTACACCGTCTCTAATATACTTAACTTCAAGCCGAAGTAGTGAGGAAGTATTGGAGGACATTTTTTAACTCCACCGTGCTCATACACGTATTTTACTTGCTATACCTATACAGAGTAAACTGTGGGATTCGCGCTTTAAAAATTACATCAAAGAATGCCTGTGTGTATACAGAGCATAACGGATAGCATCAGCCATGTGAATATACTTATCATGCTTTAGTTTCTCGATTAAGGCTTTGGTATCCCAAGCTAAGTTTCTGATACATAGAACTACCGATTCTTGAGAGGATACTACTTTTAGTCTCTTCTGTTCGATAAGCATACGCATAAAAGAAACACCATCAACAACGGATTTATCTGCATTAATACAAGAAATATCGTATAGTTCTGCAAGATCGCGTTTAGTCTGAGCTGCTGCGGAATCGATATAAGCATATTCAATATCCCAATGGTCCATCGTCTCTTTTAATTTAATAGCATATCCTTGTGTAGTGCGTTCGTTCATTTCCCAAGCATCAAGTATATATGCTTCAGGTAAGTCTGAGCCGCGAGGAGTACCTATTCCGATTACTACGCAAGCCGTAGGATCTCTATAACCGACGTCGACACCCATGATCATTTCAAAGTCTATCAGAGGAGCTTCTTCAATAACGTTATCGTCATCAAACGCTTCAAATACCTGGCCTTGGAAAGTAACGAAGCTAGCTTCATATTCCTGAGCAAATTCAGAAGCAGACATAGAGCGGCGAGCATCTTCGATATCTTCAGGAGAAGCACGAGGGTTATCTTTGTACGTAGAGTGGATACTGCACCAAGCAGGAAACTCATCAGAGAATCCGCGTTCATAGAAGGTCTTAAAGTAGTTATCGCCACGAGGTGTGGAAATAAAGATAGCTTTGGAATACCATTGGTCCAGTGTGGGACGTAGCACCACGTTAAATACAGACTCTCCATCTTCGTGGAGAGCGGCCTCATCAAATATAATTAAGGCGTAACTTCGCCCTACGGCGGAATTCGCCTTACCAGCTGAGGCAAGTTTGATCATAGAGCCATTACTAAGGTGAATTTCCCTATCACGGGTATTCTTCTTAGTAAGCTCGATATCGTTCTTATCAAGGAATTTACTCTGTAAGTCCCAAGAAATATTGGAAAGAGAGTAATCCGGAGAGATGATAAGAATATTCATATTGGGGAAAAGAGTAACGATATTCCCAATAAGATTAGCAATAATTGTCTTTCCGGTACGACGAGAAAGACAGCCAACGATGAAACGATAGTTAGGGTGTAGATAGGCATTAGCCAAAGCGATCTGAGGAGGGATTAGCTCCTCATATCCTTGTAGCTCGGCGAAGTGAGCTACATCAATACAT